CTCTATTTAATTTATCAAATTGTAAAGAGCAATTTAAATAAGAAAATGTTGTTTTAAGTTTTTCCTTAGTATCGGTAAAAGCCGCGGCTGGTGCCATATGACCTTTATCCCACACATTGTTTTTGTAATCATTGTTGTCTGATGTGTAAACACCTTTTGGTACATAAAAGTCCATACTTCCTCTATCAAAGTTCTTTATAATATTTCTGACTTCATACTCAACCCAATTTGGTTGTTCTAATGTTTCATTATACGAAACACTAAATACATCATTTTTAATTCTTACATCTGTTTTGTTTTGCCCAAAGCTACTTTGGAACACTCCTACGCATAATAGTAGGGATAAGCCTATAATAATTCTTTTCATATATATAAATATTTCTTTATTCATCAAACCAAAATTTGTATATATCATACATTTTTTTAATTTTACGCTTTCCCTTTAGTCCTCTAAAATGAATAATAAAATTGTCGTTAGGATTTAAATCCTTTCTAATCAAACTTGTTCTATTAAATCTTGTATCTAAATAATTCAATTCAATGTTCTTTTTTTGAACAAACCAATTAAAAGGAACTTGGTCCAAACCCCTTCCACCAGGACTTTCTGACCATTCAGTAATTTGTTTATAATGTTGCTCAACCCATTCTTTACATTCATCTAAAAACAACTTATGTTCTTTCTTAAACATCATAAAACCAGAATTAAAAAATTTAGATTTATCAATAGTTTGAGGAAATGATTTTTCAAAATAATCAACTGCTTTTTTCATGTTTTGTGATATGATATAATCAAGTTTTCCATAGTCTCTAACAACTGTAATTTTATCATCAAATAGTTCCATTAGATTTGGAGAGTTTGGATTAATCATAGTATCTACATCTACGAAAATAACTTTGTCTGAATCAACCTCATCAAAAACACTTAAATAAGCAAACTTTGGATGGATGTATTTATCCTCAGTTAATATTTTCAATGGTATGTTCCACTTATTACAATATCGTTTCCAAGTGTCGATACAAAAGTTAGAATACCCACTACTATCGAATCCATCTTTTTGAATATTTGTGATTACTACCATTATACCTCCGAATAATTTTTACCGATATTCATCTTTGTCGGAAAACCGAAACTTTCTATGACATCTTGAATTTGCTTGATAGTATCATCCACATCATCAACTTCAAATAAGAATGAATCATATGTATACAAAATCGGTAAGGGTAACCCACTATCCTTCAACTTATTCAGTACCTCAATATTAAACTCAGTCTCAGTTGCTTGTAATAGATAATTAAAATACTTTTGTGCAGTAGGTTGTTCAATCCACCCCAAAGGTATTCTTCTACCCTTTGGTGTTTTAAGATAACCCCTTTTAATACTTTCTTTTTGAAACTTAGAAATAAACTTATCTACTTCATCGAAGAATGGTATCTTTCTATCTTCATCACTTACACCACCATATAAGATACGGAATGTTCTTCCTTTTGAATCATCATACGAACATCCATATTGGTCTGCTAACCATTGGTGAGCCGATGTTGTTGGTAAATCATACTTGACCATCTTACCAATTAATCTTACATGATATGCATCATAATCGAATTGTATAAACTTCTTTCCCTTTGGTGGAATGAATATCTCTCTACTACCATCCTTCTTATTAAGAGCGGAGTAATTTATACCCAAATGTCTATTAGATGGTCTACTTGTTATTGTATATGGATTGTATTCGGTAAAGGCACGAGAGAACCAAAGTGATTTCTTATTATCTTTCCATCTATCAAAAAATTTTCCCCTATCGACCTGAATTCCGAATCGTTCAATGTCTGAAAGGATAGGAATCATTCTTTCATTTACCCAAGTTGTGTTATCTTTTGAATATAGATTAGTATCAAACTTACCCCATTCACTCACAATACCTCCTAATACCTCTATAAACTTCATTATAGGGATAGATTTACCCAAGTTGTCTCTTACACCCAATCTATAGTAAAAGTTCGTTAGAACCTCTAATTTATCTCTATAAGAATAAATTTGATTTTTATTAAAGAAAAGATGGGTTTGTATATCTTTTTGATTTTGTATTCCTAAATCTGTTTGTAGTAATGCTTTTTTATTCCAAACCCATTTTGGTTGTGTTGATTTAGATAGGTCTATATCTATGGGTTCACAATCGTTGTGTTTGAATGGAATTACAAAATGTAAGTTTTCAAATGCAACATATAAAAAAGAAACATCACAAGTCATTGGATGTCTTTCCAAATCTTCCCAAACAGGTATAACTATTGAGGATTCATTACCCCAATAGTCAAGAAATCTTTCTTTCTCACTTTGTGATTCAACTATAATCATATATCAAATATACGAAATTATTTTGACAATTCCAAATTTTTTTTAATATGCTCGTTTAATTGTATAATTGTAAAGTGGTCCACAATCATCATCATCATCTACCAGGTTTTCTGTAATTTCAAAATAGTCTGGTACTATTTGTTGTAATCCATCTAAATCAATAGAATTCCAATATCCAAACCTAAGTGTCATACATTCTCTATCATATCCGATTTCAAAATCAGATGAACCATACCACTTTTTAATTTCTTTAAATATTTTATATCCTATTCTCATATTCCGTTTACTATTGCTAATTTAACTTTATCTTCAATTCCTTTACCCATATAGGTAATATTATCTTCTAATTTTTCACCAAGAGTTACAATCTTATTATACCAATACTCAACTGAATCCCATTTAGGTTTGTTATTTATGAAAACATAAGAAGGGAAATACTTTAGAGGAGTTCCATTATCAGTAGCTGGTGAATCTTCTCTGTAATTGTAGATATCATACATACCATCAAAAGAACCACCTTGTAAGATAGATTTCCATTTTGAGATATTTTCAAATATTGATGGGTCAACTGAAGAACCATCTGAATTAGATACATCAACATCAACTGAAGAACCTCCACTATATACAGAGGATTTAGACCAAACTTTTAAGTTTGGATAATTTTTCTTAACAAATTGTTTGATTACTGAAGCGGCTGATTTAGCGTTCATATAGATATATTTCTCTTTAGTATCACTATAAGTGTCTACTTGAACTTGAGAAATAGGAAGTTGGAACTCTGTTCCTTGGATTGAAAATTTAAATTTTTTACTCATACTTTTAAGGTTTAATTATTAATCATTTACATAGTAAATATACGAAAAATTTTTGACATTTCCAAATTTTTTCGTACTTTTTTTTACTTAATATCCAACAAATTTATATCCTATATCATTTACTAATTTTTTTGATACACAATAAGGATATTCATCAGCTAACCAATAGTTTTGAACATTCTCTACTTCTGATAAAGTAGCTTCATATAAATCATTGATATCATATCCTTCACCATATCGGATACCTCCACATAAACTCATAAGTTCATTTAGTTCGTTCCAATTATTTTTGTTTATCTTAATTGATTTGATGATTTCATTTTTCATCATATCTGCTACCTTGTCATTGTAATCATACATTTCTTTTGACCAAGGCTTTGTTACTTTAGGTTTTATTAGTACTTTCATATATTAATTATTTACATAGTAAATATACGAAAAATAATTGAATTATCCAAGAAAAAAGTGAATTATTTTTTAATTTATATCGATTCTAAATAGATTTTTTTTGAATAGGTGAGAAGAGATTCTTTTTGGATTTTAACCCAATCTTTTATATTAACTTCAATACCAAATTCATTTGCGAATAACAATCCTCTTTCCCAAGCATTTAGTTCATTAATATATTGATAGAATTTAAATTTTCTTGGATACATATCTTCATCGATAGTTTTAAATAAATTATCCTTATCATTTTGAAGAACATGCCCTACTTCATGTAAAAGAGAATATAGTCCATTTTTTTCTAAATTGTGGTTGTGGTGAATGAATATTTTTTTATTCTTATGGCCCATGAAAGCAGTCATTTGTCCAAGTAATACATTTATTCCAAATTTCTCCTTGAGATAATCTGAAACCCTTTTAAATTGTTTTGGATATTTTTTATTCATACCCAAATATACACAATTTTTTTTACAAATCCAAGGAAAGTTGAGGAATTTTTGCTGAACCTACATCTATTGGTTTTCTTTTCATATGACCACCAGTTGCAAAGTTTGAACCCCATTTAAGATATCCACATAAAAATGCTTTTCTAAATCTATCAGAGTCATTTGATTCTGAACCATGTACTACATTAGAATGTATAAATACAACTTGTCCTTTTCTTAAAAATCCTTCTACAAATGGAAAACTATGACCTTCTGGCATAACACAAGGTTTACCTCTTTCATTCCTCCAATTCTTTGGATTGGTCCTTGTTCTTTCATCATCAACTTCAATAGGTAACACACCTAAGTTGTGAGAACCTTCATAATACCATACTGAACCATTTTGTGGGTCATGATTATCAAATGCAATTGAAACATTCAAAACTTCATTAGATTCACACTCAGTATAAAATATGTTCTGATGCATATCTCTACCCAATTGACCAGGTGGTTTGAAGTATGACCAAGTTTGTAATCCTACTATTTCACCACCTAATAAAAGTTCAGTTGCCTCTACTATCTTAGGATGTACTAATAACTCTTTTAAAATATCTGATTCCTTGTGTGGATATTGATATGGGTCATATTCTCCCCATTCACCCTTTTCATCATTTTCTTGTCTTTCTCTTCGTATCCTCTCAAGTTCAGCTGAATATTTATCTACTTCTTTTTCAGTAAGTAGATTTAAAACGGATACACCTTTGTATCTCCAATCAAATTTTAATTGTTGTTTTTCTAATTCGGTAAGTTTGCTCATAACATTATTTATATTTATATATATTCGTTTTTTAAAAAAGTCTTTTATAATCCTTGTTACGATTTCTTTTTGCAATTGATTCATTAATATCAGATATATATTCTTTATCTAGTTTAAAGTTAATTAAATCAGATATTATATTTACATTAGATTGTATTTTATCTTTGTTTTCAATCCATAGTTTTTTTACTTCATCCGTACTTAATTTACTAACTTTAGTAATACAATTTTTAAAACTTTTAACTTTATCTTGTTCGTGAAGTTCATCTCCTTCAAATCCAAAATAATTATTCCAAGTATACAATCCTATATCATTAAAATTTTTTATTAAGTTTGGAGCTCCAAATATTAATGGCATTGTACCACTTAAAAATGCAATTAAACTTTTCTCTGAAAATTGTGGTGTTTTAATTTCCGAAATTATTCCTGTATTATTTGTTTCACAAACAATTGAAATGTATGAATCATGATATTCTTCAATCAACTCTGATAGTGTTGGGAAATTATTAAGATTTTTATTTGGATTTTTTGAAAAAACTGTTTTTGCTCCTTTGACAATTACTTCTCCATATCTACAAATACTATTTCCTAAATCTGTAAATGGAGGAGTTATGATTGCCTTATTATCACTTACATTAAATAAATAATCCCTAAACTGATTTTTTCTTCTAACTGAGAATATACTTTTATATTTTCTATTTTCATTTACTTTTTTATTTTCTAAATCAAAGTGTTCGTTAGAAAATATAAGTGATTTTTTGTCCTCATCCTCATTAAAGAAATATTCAATTTTTTTTCTTTGTGTTGTTCCTGACCACATAGCTATGTTAGTCAATGGATGTGTTCCATACTTAATTTTGTTATTTGTTGACATTGAAATCTTAGCTGAAGTAAGATTGTTTTTTTCTATGATGTCTATTAAATTATCAAGAAGATTTGTTTCGGTTATTATTTCTTCAAAAACACACAAATAAAATTTAATATTTGATTTTGATAATTCTTTAAAATATTCTAAATTAGCATATACAACCTCTAAATCTTGGTCAAGTTGGTAACACTCTTTTCCCGATTGCATATCATATATTTCTTCTAAAACTTCTTTAGGTAGATTTGAACTCATTATCTTCGAGAGTTTCTGATTCTTTTTCTTCTATCTTTTCTATTTTTTCTTTTTTTATCACCTTTAGGTGAATCAAAATCATTACAATATTCAATTAAATTTACAAGTCTATTTTTAAGTTGTGGGATTAATTTTAATTGCTCAGATATACTTGCTCTATTAGAATCTTTTATTTCTTGTTTAGTACCACTTATTCTCCATTTAAGAGATGTAGCTCTATATAATGGGTTAATTGACATTTTACCAAATCCACTTTCTGATATTTCTGTAATTGGTGAAAGGTTATCATTTACTTTTTGAGCAAATCTTCTTTCTATAAAACCTCTTCTATAATCTTTTTCTGATAATTTAGGTTTGAATGCATTAGGTGTAGATTTAGTTCTTGTATCTAATCTAGTTTTTTTGCTTTTCTTATATTGTTCTATTAATTTATCCATCTGTCTCCTCTCCATCACCTGATGCTATTGTTGTTGCACCAGAACGATATTGACCTTCAATTGAAGTTGTCCAATTCATACCATCTATACTATGTTCTACATTAGTAACTTGAAAAAATCCTGTCTTTGAATAAACACTTGGTATTCCAATAATGTTAAAGTTATCACCATGAGCAATACCTGAATTACCATGAATATCAAAATTATACTTTAACATACTGATTAGAGTACCTGCACCTTTAGGTTGTTTCTTTTTTTCAGTTGGTGCTAAATTTGGATTATCTTCTGATAAGAATTTTTTAAATAATGCCTGGTCATTAAATGTAGGATAAAATACTACCTCTTGTATTCCTACTTCCTCACCTGATGTAAAGGTTCTTTGTATAAAATTATCATCCATGTTAAATTTACCATCTTTACGATTTGGATACGCCCCTACTTTATCTAATAATGCATTATATAAAGCGGCTATTACATCTTCTTCATTTAAAATAGATTCTCCTTCTTCTATATCAGCAGTATCTCCTTTTGTATCTTGGTCCTTACCTGCAACTGCCTCTTTATTTAAAATATCTAATACACTATCTCTTATATTATCAACATCATTCAAAGGATACCCACCAGCATCAGCTCCCTCTGGTCCTGTATCTACACTTTCGCCAGCATCTAATTTTTTTCTATCTGAAATAATTGAATTCATCATATCACCTGGTAAGTCAATATCAAGTGTACCATTTATAAAAAATGAACCTTCACCATTATGTATTAGATTTCTTGAAGTTTGTTTTCTTTCAGTTGTACAATTCATTTCGACAATTTGTAAACAAATATTACCTTGGTCTATCTGACCTGGTATAGTTACTGGTGCTACTTTTTCTATAATTTGGAAATCCCATAAACTATTAACACCAGTTGACATACCATTACATAGTTCTAAGATTACATCTGCATAAGATAAATTTTCCGCTTCTATTACTGAAACTGCAAAATCAAAGTTAATATATAAATCATCCAAATATCCCCAAGTTCGAGATGACCTTTGTATTCCTTCAAATCCATTACTTTCAGGTTCATCCAGGTTTGTTGATTGTGGAAATTCAACAAATTCTTGTGTTGCTCTTCCAAATACACCATCATTATTTGCTATTGGATTATTTTCAGTTTTTTGAGAACAATCATTATTACCAGGCTCAAAGTTAGCTTCTTCACCTACAAGTGATTTTAATACTCCAAAATCTGGTGTTTGTGTGTTTGGTACTACAACTCTATCTTTTGCAGTTGAAAAAATTCTATTAAATGCATTACAAACAGTAAATTCCGTAAATATTTTAGATGGGTAACATTTTCCATCATCAAATTTCATCATTTTAGTAGGGTCAATTACATCGTTTGTATCTATAATTTTTTTTAACAAACCAAATCTGATAAATCTTTCATCACCTATCAATTGTGTACCCTTTGGTACTTTGACTCTCTCATCATTCATATCAATGAAGTTTTTACCTGAATCAGGTCCTTCAGTCTCACTTTGTATGGAGTCTTTTGTTGTATCATTAAAATTAATAAAATTTTCTACCCTTCCATACTCAGATTCTAAAGCTTTGACTGATTGTAGTTGTTTATGACTTGGTAATGAATTAAACATATACATAAAGTTTAATTTACCTGAATCTTTTTCTTTTAACATTGTCTGTTTACTGTATTTAATACTTGAACGAGACTTTATTTTTTTATTTGTACCTTCAGTTGATTCTTCTGGTGCATCATCTGCAACTGGTTTATGTAGTTTTAAGGTTTGTGGAAGTTCACCTAATCCTTTTAATGTTACATCAATAGTATATTTATCACCATCACTACCAATTTTAAATCCTGTAATAAATCCAAAGAAATTATCATAATTACCTTTTGAGTTTTTTCTTCTAGTTAATACATTCGAAAAGTCATTTAATTTAGATATTGAAGATGCATTTAATTCTAACTTTTGATTATGAGCTTTTTCCAAATCCCATCCAAATTCCACCATTGATGTAAATCCTGGTTGGCCAAAATATAATTGTATTACATCAACTTGACCTGGTGTATATGCTTCAATAGAAAAATTACATTCTCTTGTTAAACCACTTGTTCCATTTTTAATAGTAAGACCACTAATAGTTGGTGAGGGTCTTAATCCTCTATCATCTCCTTGGACACTTACTACATCTCCATTCCAATTTAGTCCAACTATACCTGGTGAAGATGAATTTCCATAAATACCATTTGAACCAACTATTGGAATATCAGGATTACTTTGTAGAACTAAACCAGCACCAGCATTAGCAGTTACTCTAATCCAAGCATTTAATCTTGATGTATAGACAAGATTTTTTTTTAAATTAAGTTCATCTATTACAAATTGTTGTATGGGTCTATATCTTGGAAACTCACTCATTTGATTCTTTTCTTATAATCTCAGTATAGTCTTTTGGGATTCTAAGAATAGTACCATCTTTCAATCCGAGTTTCCCATCATGGATGTTATTTGCATTAGCGATAATCCACCAGTAAGCAGGTGAACCATAATACTGATTAGAAAGTAAATCTAATCTATCACCTGTTTGTGTTGCGACATAGATGTCATCATTTTTTAAAGGAATGTTTTTAAGTCTTTTAGATTTATAAACAGTTTTCCCATCAGGTGTCTTTTTTGTTTTATTTGATAAATATCTACTAATTGCCATAAGTTAATGATTTAAAACTATATAATTTAGTTCTATCTTCTGTATTATTTCTCTGTTCAATAAATTTCAGAGTTGTTGCAACTTCTACCAAATGTGGTAGTTTATATCCTTTATCTACATCTTCTTTTATACCACCATTTTTACTAAAGAATTCTCCACTATCTTTGTAATCCTTTGGTTCTTTTACATTACCATCTAATTGCCAATTTGAATTATCAGGTATTGTATATTGTAGTGAATCTATAAAACATACTTTATCTTTATATAAATCACCCATAGTGAAATAAATTATAGGTGCTCTTACTGAACCTATTTGACCACTTTGATATCCCAATGGATATGTTAAAGAAGTTAAAAATTCTATTTTTGTCCAATTGTTTGCTAATTCTGCAGAGTTCATTGGATAAATTGTAAAGTTAAAAGCTACACTTCTCTCTATACTTTCGTATGTATGGTAACTAAATGGATTTCCACTAAATTTTCCACTTGACCAACTTGGTGATACGGTTTCAGATAATCCAGTAATTGTTCCTCTAAAGTGTACAGTTTCACCCGTTACTATATTCCTAAAATACAGTGGTATAAAATCTTTTTCATCTAATTTATGTTGTACAGATGTTTCAGCACCAGTTCCTCCATCATAAATACCACTCTGATTAATTACATCATCAGTATTTTTGAATCCTTTATCAGCAATTAATTTATTATTATCACCAGCACTAAATTTATTTTCTGCATTAAATTTTATTTCTTCGGGTTTTGTTTTTGGTTCAACACCATCATTACTTTTAGCTTCTTTTTGTAGTGCATCACTACCAAGTTTTTCTTTTGAATCAGAATAGCTTGGACCAACTCTTAATTTACCCAATTGTTCTTCTACTGATAAATATTTTATGAATGTTCCTGTTTTTTTTAATTGTTCAGAATATTTTGCTCCTTCTGTATTTTCAATAATTTCTGGATACTCTTCGGTAATTGTTTCATCAGTATCGTTAGTTTTGTTAATGCCAGTTTTTGTATTTGAACCTGTTTCTCCTTTACTTTTAAAAGGATTGTTTTTAAATAAAGCCTCTCTAAGTTTTTTCTTTCCTTCTTTTATTAGTTTACCTGCAGCTTGTTTTCCAATTGTTTTTGGATTTCCTCCACTTAATAGTCCACCAACAAAACTTCCTTTTCCACCAGATTTTATTAAAGTTATTCTTCCTTCTGGTCCTAAATAACCTGATTGAACACCGAGGGTTGGGTCATTAAGTGTAGCACCACGACCAAATTTTTCATTAGCTTTATCAGCTGCGGATTTCGCAAGTTTTGCCAATCCTTTTAATTCAGGACCGTCACCACCAGCTGCTGCTTTAGTATATGAACTTGGTATAAGAGTTTGAGGTACACCTAATGTAGAGTTGACTACAGTTCTTAGATTTTTTATCGTACCACCAATTAAACCACCATCACCTTCATCAGTACGCATTTTGTCCAAAGATGGTGTGGAACGAAGGGCAATACGAGTAGCTTCGTTACCATAAATTAATGGATTGTTAAGTTCTACGGCTGATTTGACTCTTATACCAGTAGCTTCTTGTTCACCGAATGATTTAACTTGAGAAAATAAAGTTCCCTTACCTTCTTGAGATTTTGAATCTACATCAGTATCAAAAGTTGAACCCCTAAATAATTCTAATATTGTTGGCATATCTTACTTACTTCCTCCAAATGTATTTGCATTACTTCTACTATTAACCTTAGATACTCCATCTGCAACTTTCGCACCATCCATATTGACTACGAATTGTAATTGTCTAATATCAGCACCTAATTTTTCTATAGCTGATACCACCATCATTTGTCCTCCACCTCCACCACCTAATAAACCTGGTGCTGCTGCAAAATCATCATTTGGTGATAATTCAAATAAACCACCTTCAGCAGTTGAGACCCTTGTTTTACCATCAGCTGGTGAAAACATATCACCTACTGATTGTGCATTAGATATTAATCCAATCATACCTGCAACCGCTGCAATTGCTAATCCTATACCTAAAGGCCCCATAAATGAAAAACCACTAAAAATCCCTGCTACTGCACTTGCTATCGCTCTTGCTTTAAATGCGGTGTATAGAAGAAGTAAAGCTCCAAGTGGTTTTTTTGCGGCAACTAATGTATCTACCATGATTCCTAAACCAGTTCCTATTGTACCTACAACGGCCCCTATAAGACTAAATGCAGGTAAGATAGCTTCTGCTATAGGTGCAAATGCCATCATTAAATTAGTTCCAATAGCACTAAATTGATTACTTATCGATTCTAAACGACCTTGTAATTCTTGTTGTTTAATAACACTTTTGGTTTCTTCTGCTAGTTGAGCTTTTGAAATATTTGTTATATCATTACCTTTAGCTGCTAATCTATCTAATGCCGATTGTTGTTGTGCATTTATAGGTCCAAATTGTTTTCTTATATTAAGTTGTTTCTGAAGTTCACCCACTTCCATTCCACTAGCTTTCGCTATACTTTGTAATTGGAATGTATTTAATTCATTTAAGTTTACATTTTCAGAAAGGTTATCTAATACCGATTGTTGAGCTCCTAATATATCACCTGTTGCCGCTAATTCTCTTGCCTTGTTAAAATTAATAGATTGTCCTAACATAGCTGAAGCTTCTAATTCAGCATTTATACTATTTTCAAAATCTAATAAATTATTTGCAACCGATGCTGCATCTGATATCGATGTACCTAATGAGGCGGCTTCAATTGCGGCCTTGGCCAAATCTCCAACTGAACCTTGGAAGAACATCGCTGCAGTTTCTGCATTTTCTGCAATATCTGCTATTACTTTACTTGGTGCGACACCAACTTGTTTTGCTAATTCAACTGTAGATGTTATAAGAGATTGTGCCGCTTGTTCTGATAATCCTCCTATACTTTGGAATATTTGATTTACCTTAGCTGATGAGTCAGCTGCTACACCAAAGTTTTTTTCTAATGCTACAACATTAGCTAATACTTCTTTTGAAGGTTGTATAATTCCTCCAAATTGATTTGTAAATGATGCCGCGGCAGATGCTACATCATCAGATGATGCTCCTAATGCTGCGGTTTGTCGTGTGACATCAATTAAATTTGATTGAAGATTTTCAGTTTGTGAATTTAACAAACCAGTCTCAGTTCTAAAGGCTTTACCTGCACCTTCTAATGCTTGTAGTCCTTTAAATGCTAATACTAATGCAGCTCCTAAGGCTAATGCTCCGAGTACTGCTGGGTTAAATAGAGTTGCAAATGTACTTTTCATTCCACCCATGGATGTATTAAATGCTTCCATAGGACTCATACCACCTTCTCTAATATTTTTAGCAAAATCAGTAACAAATCCTTTTGCAGCAGAACCTATGTTTTCTTTAAGTGATTCTATTGGACCTGAAGTTAGACTACCTATTAATCCTCCAATAACTGGTATTGATTCTAAACCACTTTGTAAACCATCTAATGAACTACCTAAACTATTAGAGAAAGCTTGAGCTCTTTCATCCATAGCTTCAATAGCATTAACACTTTGTAATTCTGTTGTTAATCCTTGATTTGCAACTTTTAGTTTTTCTCTTGCACCTTTTATTGAACCTTTTTCTGTTCTTCTACCATCACTTGCAAATTTGTTAAAAGCTTTTTGGTTATTTACGAGTTTTTCATAAATATCATCTTTACTTTGTATTTCGGAAACATCACTTTTTAAACCTTTGTTGAATTCTCTTTCAGCTTTGGTTAATTTTATTTGAGATTTGGCACTATTATCTATTAACTGATTAATCCCCTCTAAAAAGGATTGACTCACTTTTAACGATTCTTCGTACTCTTTTTGAAGTTTTAATTTTTCTATCTCACTTAGTGCCATTACTTAACTACTTTATACCTAATCTTTTTTTAATTACTGGAGGTATTTCTACTCCATCTTTTTTCATCTGTAAGACTGTCTTTTTTAGTTGCTCGGTTGCTTTATCAGCATCATCTACCGCTTTCATAAAACCTTTATCTTTTTTCAGTTTTGATTTTAGTAATCTACCAAATATATTTTTGACAATACCTTCAGATTGAAAAGATTTTTTAGACCTTATATAATCGGCTTGTTCTTTTGTTATTTTCATAGTATTCTCCCTTGTGGATATTATTATACAAGTATAAATATAAAGTAAAAAAAAAGTGAGGAATTATTTCCTCACTCTTACATTTGGTTTTCTGACATTTGCCTTGTTTTTTTTCATAGCTTTATCAGTTTGTTCTTTCTCTTTTTTCTTAGCTTCTGCTAATTTTTTGTAGTGGAATAGTCTGATATGAACAGGCATTTTATAAACATCTGAAAATGTATAACCATTTCCATAATAACACATTTCAAATAATTGATTGTGTAAATCAGCGGAATAGTTATTCGGAAGGGTAAAAAAACCCAACCCCCATGGGGATAGGAGTCCTCTCCTTCTCTCCGCTTATAGGGTTATCGTATTCAAAAACCATATCCATATCGGGCTGGAGGTCCAATAAATGATTTCTAAATGCTCTTGTATCTCTTGATAAAAATTTGTTATTAATAAAATCTACGATTGACTTAGTATCTTCTTTACCATCAACTGATGTAATCATATATCTGTATCTTGTTGTTAGTTGTTGAGATACACCACCTCTGTTTAACCTATCAAGGGCTTTAATATCAATATCAATCTTTTTTTCATCTCCATGTGTTAATATTTTAAATTTTAAAACATTTTTACCAGAAGGAGTTACAAAATCATATGAATTATTTCTATTCAATTTAGACAAATCTGTTTCTTTAGTCTGAACTTTTGATAAATCGATTGATAAATCTTCGTTATCACCGAATTCATTTGGTACTTGAACTTTATACTCAGGTCCATATCCTAAAATACGAGTTGCTAATACTATAGCGTTTTTATCACCAATTATTATATCATCAATATTAATTGAGTTATCAGCAATAATAGACTCAAACAATTTATCTAATACGACACCTTTTTTAATTAAATTTTGAGAAGCTAATATTTCTTCTTCCCTTGCCGTCATATATTTGATTTCTATTTCACCACTTGATAATGGATGTTCTTTAGGATAACATTTCCCTTGTGATGGAAGTGTAATTACTTCCGTAGGGAAGTCATATTTTTTATTTTCTGCCATAATTAACCTTTATTTGTTTGTATATAAATATATAAGTTTTAAAAAATTAGAATTATTTATCATTCATCCAACTTACAATACAAAATAAGACCCATCCACCTGCAATTGACAATATTACTATATGTTCACTCATCTTTCTTGTCTATTGTAAATAAAGTATATATGATTGTAGCTACAATACCATGTAGAAGTATTTTTGGTAATGCTAACTGAAATGGAATGGTTTGTTGTATAATACTATAAAAGTATAAGAAACACGCAAAAATATTTATACCTATTACAAAATTACCAAAATATTCTTTTACTTTTGTATTCCAATATTTTTTTAGTATTAGGTATATTATTACTACAACTGCTATTTCTGTTATAAATCTAATCATCATATGAACATATACATATATAAATTTTAGATTTGTAGCATAAAAAAAAGTTCTTACGAAAAGAACTTTTTTATTTTTGTGAATATTGTAAAATTTGTATTAGAATTCTAAGATTGCGTAATCATAAGATAGTGTTAATGTGATTTCTGCTGGGTCATTTGATGCCCAATCTAAATCATTAAACGCGGCAGATGTTATGAAAGCTCCTTTAAGAGTCCATTGTTCAATTTTATCACCAACTGGTCCTAACATAAAGAAGTTTACATCTTTCTTATAGAAATCTGCGTATCCATCTCTACCTGTTAAAGATTCGTGTGATGTTCTTACCCATTCCATGACTTGTTGTGCACCACTTGGTACGATTGGGTCATAAAGAGTAATTTCTACATCTTGCCATTCTCCCTTACCTTTTAGTTTTCTCTTAACATTGATATGGTCTAATGTTATAGGTTCAAACTGAATTGTAGGTCTATTGGCTGTTTTTATTAAATATGAGTCTATACCATCGATGTTCATGATGAACCTATTCTTCATCTTCGGTTCGAAGTTGGTATAAAACATTTCGTTGAATTCTAATACTTCTGCCATTTTTTTATTCTCCTATTACTATTATAAATATATAGTTTTTATTTTTTCATTATGCTGAGAACGAAGCCCCTGTTGGTAGAATGTTGAAATCAATTACTATGAATTCAGCCGTCTTAGTAGGTTGTAAGAAAATTTGACCTGCTAAGATGTTTCTATCAATTACATCAGGAGTGTTGTTTGTTTCATCCATCACCACTTTGAATGCGTATAACCCTTGTCTTTGTTGTACACCTTCTAAATAAGGTTGTACTGTGTTAATAAATCTATTTCTTGTTTGTGAAGTATTTTGTTCGAATACTAAGAATCTTGAAGTACTTGCTACAAACTTTTTAACTTTAATTAACAATCTTCTAACATTAATCCTATCTAAAGCTGAAGCTTTATCTTGTAATGTTTTTTGTCCAAATGCTACAATACCTTCTCCTGGGAATGAAGCGATTGGATTAACTTTGTTTTCATAAAGTGTATCTCTTTCAGCGTGTGTCAATCTGTTTAATACTGAAACTGCTCCTACGATTCCACCTCTGTTTAAACCAGCTGGTGCGAACCATTCAGCGGCTAATCTATCGTTAGCTGCGTATATACCTGGCATCAATACTGATGGTGGTACTGCGGTTAGTTTATTAGTATTAATATCGATTGTTTTAACCCAAGGATAGTAAGTACCAACATAGTTGGAATCAAGTGCATCTGCTTGAGTTGTTGCTTGTGATATTGAATCATTTACTGAAGTTACATCTCCAATGAAGAATGCATCTTGTCTATCTTCAACCATATCAACAACTTTACCAAACACATATGAGTGTAATCTTCTTATAACACCAGGTGCTGATACTAAGTTAATATCAAAGTCATCTGGGTTAGATACTGCGTTGATTGCTTTTACATAAGCTACTGAACCACTTGCGGTTGATGAAGATAAGTTAAATCCTTGTGAGTTACCAGCTGATATATCTGAACCTAACTTCTTTCTTATTGTAGGTGATACACCATTAAATCCACTTTGGAATCCAACTGTAAATTGTCTTTTAGCTATATCAGTTGCATCAGAACCAGTCATTTCATAAGATAATGTTGAATCAAATGCAAATACTGAGTTAGAACCTGTACCTGCGTTTGTAGGAATAGGAGCTAAATAGTTTTTATTGTCAATCTTAACTGTTGTAGTTTCAACATCGATACCAGCATAGTTTACTTTGTTTGAAGATGTGTTTGAATCTGAACCACTTCTGAATGTTACAGGTGGTACAATTTTTTCTTCAGGTGAAAGTGAACTTACAACTGCTATTGGGTTAACATACTCAGCGTGTCCAAATGGTGCTGCAGTGATTGGGAACGAACCTTCTTCAACACATTCTACATAAATGTATGAAGAGTAGTTAGGGTAATCACCAGTTTCAGTTTGTTTACCATTTGCATCAATACTTACAACTCTATCACCGATTACTTTTTTAATGTAATTTGGTGAAGATGGGTCTAAGTTAACATTGTTGAATGTTTCTAATACATTCTTTCTCTTATCTGTATCACTAAATTTTCTAACTGCTACTGAGAATGTTGAGTAATCTGTAGCTGCTGAACTTCCGGCAGGTTTTACATTAAAGATAGAAATCTTATACTCTTGGTTCGTATCAGTACCATGAGCTAATGTATTAAATCTAAATAGATTATGTCTTTCGCCTGCAATAAGTTGTGATTTAATATAAGGAGTAGTTGCTCTTGTAGTATCGAAATTCAATGCTTGGTCAGCTAATGAAAGGAACTCTACTTTAGAACCACTCTCAACAAAGTATCCTGTTGCATCTGTTGCTCCTTGTTCGAAGTAATTGTACACATATGCATTTTTACTTCCGAAAGGTGAGTCACCAAATACATCTGATATATCACTACCTGATGATGGTACTACTGATGCTGATACTGCAGTTCCTAATTCAGAACCACTTATGTTAAATGTTGAAGAAGATAAAACACATTCTATAGTGTTAGTTGCTGATGGAAAACCAGTTGATTCAGTACCATTCTCGGTAGCAAATAGTGTACCAAGTAATTGTCTACCACCTCCACTACCAGATGCGTTACCTGATAATGAACCCGATACAACGATACCTACTGGGTCAACATGAGTATATCCACCGACATGACCAACTCTTACTATAGTTACTGTGCCAGCTTCTCTTAAATAATTTTGTACGGTATATCCTGTATAGTATGTTCCATCAGGCACACCGAAGATTTCTTCAAATTCTGATTGGGTATTTACGATTGTTGGAACGAACGCTGGTCCTTTCTTAAAAGGTCCAATTATTGCCGCTCCGATTTCTCCTATTCCTTGTGAAATAAAGGATAAATCGTTTTCTCTTGTAAATACTCCAGGTGATACGATTTTTTCTGCCATTTTTTATTCTCCTTTAGTGATAATGTAATATTATACACATATAAGTATTAATTTATTTTTCAAAAACCTATTTTTGTTCCTTAGTAGATGGAATAAATTCACCAGTTGTAGGCTCTATACTACCATCTCCATACTTTTCTTGTAGTGTCTGATAAAAATCGTTTTCTTTTTTTACCAAATCATCATGTTGATTCTCAAGTTTCTCTTCATCCTCATCAATTTGAAGATTTACATTTCTTCTACGAATTGATATTCTACCTAATTCAAAAAATATTTGTGAAGCTTCATTTCTAATCGAGTCGATTGTTTCTAGTTCTTCTTTTGTTAATTTTTGTTTACCTTTTGCCATTTTTGTAATATTTTATTGTAACATTATTTTATATATATAAATATATACTTTTTTCGAAAACGAAAAATATTTTTTCTACAGTGTCACTTCTAAACCAGAAGTATAAGTTCCAACTAAGCCAGCTCCTCTCGCCCTTACTCTAAAGTAATATGTACCACCTGAAATTACTGACCCATGTAAAGCTGTCATTTCCATGGTGTTTACATTAGTTTTA